ATTTCCCGTCAGGTGACGCACAGAAGGCGGCAGAGGCCAGGTTTTCCACGCGGATTGAGTATTCCCAGGTGGGCTGGAGTAACCGTTGGGAGGACGTCATCCTGTTCGCCCATGAAATTGAGTATGGCTACATAGAAGGCCTCGAATATTCCTCAATCTGGTCGAACGCTACCCCGCGTTCCGAGTCAGAACTCGCAGATACTGCCATTAAGAAGAAGGCAATCGGGTTTTCCCGGTCCTACCTCCTCAGAGAGTTCGGACTTTCTGATGAAGAGGTGGACGAGATGCTCGAGGAAACGGATTCAGAAGCAATGCAGAAGTATTCCCTGGAGCAGATGCGTCAGGAGGTCCCAGGTTCGCAGGAGGAGGCGCCAGGAGCGCAAAATCCTTCTAACGCGCAACCTACAGGGGAGAACACCAGGGGTGTTCGCCAGTAACTTGACAACTTTCATGGAGATACTCTATTATGCTTGATGATACAACCGGCGACGAGGTCCAGGAGGCCGAGGTCGAACCGGCGCCCCAGGCGGGCACGCAGGAATCTCAGGAAGATCCTGCTAGTCGAGAGCTTAGTCGTCTTCGTTCTGAAGCAGCAAAGTATCGCACTGAGCGAAACGCGCTGCAGAAGAAGATTGAGGAGCTCGAAGGCGCTGGTCAGACGGAGGTCGAGAAGTTGTCCACTAAGGTTTCAGAGAGTGAACTTAAGCTCACTGAGATGATGGACACTAATCGTCGCCTTCGCGCCCAGGTGCTAGGTGCCAAAGTTGGTATTGCACCCGAGGCCCGCGCAGACGCTGCTGCTCTTCTTGACTGGTCATCGTTGAGTGACCCAGATTCAGACGACGAGGTAGAGTCGGCCCTGAAGAAGCTTGTCAAGGCCAAGCCCTATCTATCAGGTAGGTCTAGTTCTGGTGTGGATGCGGGACGAGGTGGTTCCCGTGACACCGGTCAGGATATGAATAGCCTGCTCCGCGTTGCTGCGGGTAGGGAATAGTAATACAAGGAGAATCTAGTGCCTTACAACTCGATTGTGAGCCGCTCGAATGTCCAGTCGCTCATCCCTGAGGAAGTTGCTTCTGGCATTATCGAGTCGGCTACTGTCGCGTCGGCTGCTCTGTCTCTGTTCCCCCGGGTGCAGATGAGCACGAACCAGACGCGCATGCCGGCCCTCGCCGCGCTCCCGTCTGCCTACTTCGTGTCTGGTGACACGGGTCTCAAGCAGACGACGGAGATGGCGTGGGAGAACAAGTTCCTCAACGTGGAGGAGATCGCTGCGATTGTCCCGATTCCGGAGGCAGTCCTGGACGACTCTTCGTTCGACGTCTGGGGTGCGATCCAGCCGCGTCTCGCTGAGTCGATTGGCCGCACGATTGACGCTGCCATCTTCTTCGGGACCAACAAGCCGGCATCGTGGCCGACGGATGTGGTGGCAGCAGCAACCGCTGCTTCTAACACCTACACCCGCGGTACCTCGACTGCTGCCGCTGGTGGTATCGCTGAGGACCTGAACCAGACGATGGCCAAGGTTGAGGCGGATGGTTTCCCCATCAACGGTTGGGTGACGAAGACGACCTTTAAGTCGGTTCTTCGTTCGGCGCGTGACACCACGGGGCAGAAGCTCCTGGACGTCTCCGCTAACACCATCGAGGGTTCGCCTACCTACTACATCATGCCGGGCCTTTGGCCGTCGGGTTCTGGTGTCGCTGAGCTTGTGACCGGTGACTGGTCGCAGATGATGCTCGGTGTCAGGCAGGACATTACCTACAAGATCCTCGACCAGGCTGTTATCCAGAATGGCGCGGGTGCTATTCAGTACAACCTTGCCCAGCAGGATATGGTCGCCCTTCGCGTTGTGGTGCGTCTGGCGTGGCAGGTTGCCAACCCGATTAACTACGAGAACCAGTCGGCTGCCACCCGGTACCCGTACAGCGTTCTCCTGACCCCGTAAACCTGAGAAGTCAGAAAGGATAGGATATGGCTGACTTTAAGGTTGTGGTTGCTAACCCGACTGCCAGCGACATTACGTCCACCATTGGTTCGCACGTTGCTACCGCCCGCGAGGCGACCGTCCTCACTCTGGACGACGCGACGGATCTGGCGGACCTGCCG